ATGAAAATGCCTAAAGCGGTCAAGCGCGGTGAAAGCTACAGAATTAAAATAATGATTGCTGGAATAACATATTCAGCAACCAGAGATACCGTAAAAGAATGCGAGCAATGGGCTGCGCAAAAGATGCTTGAGGCAAAGGCAAATAAACTTTCTGAAGATCTGGGCGTAAAACAGCACTACCCATTCAAAACACTTTTTCATAAATATTATGATGAGCATGGGCGAAAGCTTCGCGGATCCAAATACGTTAAAGAGCAATTAGCGCCGTTTGATGAAAAGTTTGGTGCACTGGCAGATATGTCGATCCATGACATCACACCGAAGCATTTAACCGCCTGGCGTAATAAACGCTTAAAAGAGGTTGGGGCAAATACGGTGCTTCGAGAAATTGCGCTGTACTCATCAGTTTTTAGCTATGCAGTCAAAGAACTTTTCTTATTGGAAACCAATCCATGGATGGGCATTAAAAAGCCGGCTAAGCCTAAAGCGCGTAATCGCCGTATTCGTGATGAAGAAATTCAGCTCATTTTAGAGGGGTTGAATTATCGTGAAGGCCAGACACCGACACTACCAGAGCACTATGTTGCATGGGCATTTCTATTTGCATTGGAAACAGCAATGCGCCGTGGTGAAATTCTTGGTATTACCATGTCAGAAATTTATGATCGGCATGTGCATTTACCTAAAACTAAAAATGGTGATGCCCGTAATGTGCCACTAACCAAAAAAGCTTTGGCTTTATTGGAACTGATCGATCATGAAGGGGATAAGTTGATTCCACAGTCAGAGAATGCTTTTCGGTTAATGTGGGAACGCCGTAAGGAAAAAGTAGGACTAGCAGATATTCATTTTCATGACACGCGCCATGAGGCCATTACTCGTTTTGTGAATAACCAAAAATTACCGGTAGAAGTTCTGGCCAAGGTGACAGGGCATAAAAATATTAAGGTTTTGGTGAATACTTACTACAACCCGGATGTGGAAGATATCGCAGATATGATGGATGCATAAAAAACCTATTCAATATTTGATTAAATAAATTAACTCTGTTTTTAGGTATGTTATGTGGTTATCTGACAGATATAGTTTCTATCTCTTTATAATCTATGATTTTAAAAACTGGATTCTTTGTATCCTTTTTTAATAGTACTTTATCTCCGCTCATTTCTACCAACAACCAGTCAGAAGACTTGTCTTTAAGAATTACAGAATTAAGATTATCTGGATTTTTTAATACTCTTTTGCCTGCATCTAAACCAGAAGCATAGGGCATACAGGTAACACCTATAACAAACATGAACACTAAAAAGTATCTTTCAAAACGATCAAAATTATCCATTTTTTTGGGTGGGGTATTAATTAAAATAGATTTATTTTTTGAATCTGTTAAAACTCTTGAATTGGTTAAAAACATAGCAACTAAAAAATTTAAGATAAATATAGTGAGCCATTCCATTTTTATGAAAGGTATATTTAACCCAAATTTCCCTGTAACTATTATAAAAAATATAAAAATTGCAGTAGTAGCAAGTAAAACTATAGAGCTTTGTCTTTCTGATATTTTAGCACCCAGCCAGAAGCCTGCTAGTAAGCCTACGAAAGAGATAGAAATTAATGGAATTGATGAAATCAACAATTGCTGAGGTGTTAGATTATGAATATACCAATCAATACCCAGTGAGTTATAAAATCCCATTTTATAAAGTAAGGAAATGCCCACACTCACAGAAAATAAAATGGTTAATAGCTCAGCAATACTTACTCTTTTAAAAAAATTATTGATTAGCACAATTAGTTCGTTCTTCTAAAGTAACGATGCCATCATATCAATAAAATGACTCTTTAATGAATATAGCCCCTTGCTCGGGGCCTGAATTAGTTTTTGCGTTGTCTCCCGCGTTTAGCCACCGGCTTTGCTGTCAAAATCAAATTCGCTTGCTCTGGATCGTAAAGACATTTACCGCGAGTACCTTTATTAATTTCTGCACAGCGATCACGAACAGCATCAACACTTATACCGTAGTATTGAGCCAGTTCAGCAGCCGATACCAGTTTTGGGCTTACATCCTTGATCGATACGATCTTTGCACCGCCAACTTCAGAGCCTACAAATAATTGAGGTGCTTCACCTTGTACGGTGATTTGAAAAATTCCCATTTAAGACACCTCCTTTAAGCTCTGAACTACTGATTCAGGTAACCCGAAAAAATCATTTAGAGTTTTATTGAATTCACCGCTTTCAATGAATTGATCCATCAGATTGACTTGTTTATCGATATCGCCGTCTTCATAAGGCTCACACGGTTTTTGAATATCACTCAACTTTATTCTCCCGATCCATTTACCATAGCTTGGTAAACTTGAAGAGCAGGGTGTCGGAATAATCTCTCTCCCAGTGGTGCATTTTCATTAAGGCATTCGGAATTGGCTTTAGTGCCTCTTTGGATCATTGCTTCAGTTGGCTCTTTCGGTACTAAAATAAAACCTTCCGGCACCGCTTGGGCTTTGGCTGCTTGCCACATTTCCCATGCAGCTTGAACATCATAGAAATTCCAAGTTTCTTTCTGCTCGTCATATTTCAAGGGTATTTTATAAAAGCCGTACTGCTGTCTATATTGTTCTGTTTTCTCAAACTCATGCAGGAACGCTTCTCTTTCTTTCTGAATATCCATCACGCCACCTCATAAAAGCGCTTGGCTTCTTCAAAATTTGATGTGGTAAGTGGTGATGAGCCTTTTTTGTAGCATTTAACAATCTCACCATATTCAAAAACTTTGCATGCTGTTGGTAAGTCAAAGCACTGGTACATCGATTGCTTAAACCAACTATTTGTATAGAACATTTTATTGATGTGTTCTTTACGAGTACCGTGCCATTGCTGTACCTGAATCAAGTCGTCAAAAGACTCGATCATAAATTCATTACCTTCTGCCAAGGCCATGGCCTTGTATCGAGCAACTGCGCGTTCAGCAATTTCTTTTGATGCAGCAGGTGATTGCACATGAGGGCTATCACTTTCTGGTCGAATAGCCACACACCATAATTTTTTAGATCCCATCATGCTGCCATCCTTAATACTTTCGGTGCCTGAGCCCGTAAAGAAACCAGTAAGGGCTTACCAATTTTCAAATACTGCTTAAGAAAAATGGCATAGCGCTTTTGGGTGGCTTCGCTCATCTTTCCGGTGCCATCAATTTCAAGCGTAGGTTTATTTGATTTGCTGTATCGAACCAAGGCTGCATGCTTGACCAGTTTTGGTTGATACCCGTCATTCAATAGCCAGTTTTCAAAAGGTGCAGCCAGGCTAAAATGAATTTTCTTGGTGCCTTTGGGTTCAATGGGTGGGTAATTCATTTCACTATCCTTTAAATGACCATGCGCAGGGCATGGCCATCCGGTCTAATGGTTAGATATTTGCAGAACCTTCAAGGATCGTCACAAATGATGGAACACCTGGTAACGCCGTTTCAGTATTATCATTATTGAAAACAGTTTTACCTTCACGGATATAAGTCACGGTATCTTCCATAGACTTTTCAATCGCTTTTTCGAGCTGATCCAAGTCGTACCACAAAGCAATATTTCCATCCTTGATGCGGTAGCGGAAACGGGCAGGCAGGGCATAGTGCTCACCACCACGATGTACCTGAATACCAAATACAATCTGCTCAGGAATATTCAAGTTACCTTGACGTCCGGCACTGGCTTCAATGTTTTCGTTGTAGGTCAATGACACTTGGCCATTGTCAGTACGAGTACCGGATTTAAAATCGATATTAGTTTTGGCCTGAAGGGTGTTCACGATTTCATAAAGCTCAGCTGCAGCAGGCTGATTCACATACGGCATTACATCTTCCAGGAATAATGCAAAATCCATCTGTGACATTTTTCGGCCAGAGTTCGCTACAACTTTTTCAAATTCTGGAGTTTTACTAACAATGAAATGGGCAGTGTGCTTGCAATGGCGTTGATAAGCATTCGAACCATAACCTGCAACTTTCTCGGCTTGGTGGAAGTCTAGTACCGCTTGAATTTTCCCACCCAGTACATCTACGAAAACAATTGAGTCTTCGTCTGCAAAGCGATTAACGTAAGCGATCAGGTCTTTTGCTGTATGCAAGATTGTTGCTTGCTTAAGTTGAAGTGGGCGCTCCAATGTTTCTTCAAAGGTGTGAACGCTGCCACCTTCAGGTGTAACCACGAAAGGTAAAACGTCACCAGCTGCCTGTAGAGAAGTTTGACCAATTACGAAAGCATCTTTATGCATTACTGTACCTACTTGATTATTTAGTTCAGAGTTATTCATGTTGTTAAGGCCTTTTAATTAGCTGAGGTTTTTGAAAGTTGGTTTTTTGGTTTCCGGCAGAGCTTTTACATCTACTGAACCGCTTGATTGGATTTGTTCAAGATTCAATTTCTGTTGGCGTGGATCTTCACGAACAAGCTGCTGTTTTCCATCGGTGAATAGAACAGTTGGTTCTTTATCGAACTTAGGAAGAATCGACTTAACGTCATCCATGATTTTGTAGACGCCGTTGCCGTTTGGCTTAATGGTCAAAGAAATAGTGACCTTACTTTGCTTGCCGGTATCCGCCGTTGCCTGGAGTGCTTCAGTAAGCAGCTCATCAATTTCTTCAGCCACAGTACCGTGACGTAAATTTTCAAGTGTTTGAGCGAAAGAGGTTTTGTTTTTTGACATGGTTATTCTCCAAAAATTACTTGTGTAAGCCGTGTTGAATTAGTTGTTTGTTCCAACAGAAGTGGCAATTGCTTCAACCTGGCGCTTAGACGCTTTGTCAGCCTGATCGATAAACATTGCTGAAAGACCTAAAAGGATTGAGAAAACTAAAGACCAAGCTGCAACATTTGAAGCGACTTCTTTCGCTACAGATTTAGGCTTTGGGTGTTGATACAAACACTCAGAGGTCATGCTGGATTGGCCGAACTCCGGCAGGTTGCTTTGGATTGGGTTTTTATTCATAATTTCTTTACTCACTGAGAGAGAGTGGGTCAGGCCTCAGGTTGTTCGTTGCAACGCTGGGGCTTTTTGTTTCCTGATGATTAAAGCATACTTTAATAATTATTATATGTAAAGCTCACTTTAATTATATTTTAAACTTTACTTTAATTTATGTTTTAATAGACAAAAGAAAACCCATCACAGGGATGGGTTGTTTGGAGTTTGTTATGAATGAGAATTGGCAAAGTTCTAAAAATTATATAAATGAAAAACTTTTAAATAGTGACGAGAGCATCACACTAACAAGATCGGTTGAAATTAAGTACAAGTCCATAAGTATTCCACCTGCTGAACAAGATCATATTAAAATTCAAGCCCTGTCTTTTTTCTGTGACAGCCTTTTAGTGTACGCAGACACACAGCAGGATGAATTTATATTAGGGCTTAATAACCATACTTACCTAGAGTTCAAACGTAAGCATAGTGGTGGTGCTGAAAAAACTAACCAATTCCAATTGATTGGAGTACGTTCGGTAGACTCTCTAGACCAGCATCAAGTAATTTTGTTGCAAGGTGTGTTAGCGAGTCCGCAGGTAGATTTTTTATCGCTGAAGTAATGGATTCCTTTTGGGCTTCAGGTAAATCCATTTGGCTAATTTTATCAAACAGCAGTGTGCGAAATTGCTCTTCATCAATCTTAACAAAGATAGTGTTGAGCTTCTCGTTTACTTCACGAGTTAGGCCGCCATTAGCTTCCAGAAAATCGTAGCCTTTAGCTGTTAATTCCGAATAACCAAATCTGTCTTCGAAATTTGATAAATCTTTGATTATTAAGTTGTGTTCAAGAAGGTACTTAATATTGTATTCCAATTGGTTTTCAGGAAATTGCTTTTTCAAATCATCTAAATAAAGCGCGTCACCTTTAGATTGGCTTTGAGATGTTTGTCTAAGAATTTCCATCCATATATTTTTATCAATCATGATTTCTCCACCCGATCCAAGAGCCGCTCGGGTTGCGGCATTTTTTTCCTGTTCTAATTTTATGTATTTTAAAAATAAGGTGAGGGGGTGCGTGAACACCCCCTCGGCTTTATGCGATCCAATAGAGAAGGCTTGTGATTGATAGAATAATCAAGTAAACATTTACTTTTAACTCTATCTCAAACCCATCTTTTGTTCGCAACGTCAATGAAAACATGGCATGTACCTTGTAATTCACTGGCGGGCGCCCACCAATATTTATATTGGTGCGTGTATTTATATAGCGCCATGCCGGGCGCTTGCCCTGAAGGTGTGGCCACACCGGAGGAGCGTTCAGCTTAAATGATTTGCTAGTGCATATCGCACTTGCTTGATCGCTAGGCCCTACCTATACGCCAAACATTCGCTACTTTCATTCTCACCTTTAGCGGATTACTAGCCCGCAATTCAGGATTAGTCGTCCTGAATACCTAAGCCGCATATAGCGGCTTTTATTTTTAAATCTTTCTATATAAACCAACAACCTTGCCAACCAAGCGGCAATCCTCTGTCAGTTTGATAATTTGCTCAGGCCAGTTCGGGTTAAGAGGCTGAAGGTACTTATCACCACCCTCAATAATTAACTTTTTAAAAGTGGCTTCACTTTCACCACTACACGCAATGATAACTAGGTCATCTGTTTGTAAATCGAACGTCTGAATGTCTGGATTTACGTAAATACGATCACCAGGCTTAAAGTCTGGCTTCATGGAGTTCCCTACCACAACCAAGCCGTAGCCATTTTTCCCACATTCTTTAATTGGTGGTAGATATTCCTCTACCTCCACATCCTTTAAGACAGTCTCAATAGATTCAAACGATCCAGCTGCAACCCAAGAAATAACAGGCACAGGACGACCTTCAAGCGGAATTTTTTCGGACAAGTCGATATTGTTATCAAGTTTTTGATCACTTGATGCATCAAGCATTCCGTACTTTGGATCACCCGCCAGCCAGTGAGGATTAACACCTAGAAATTGGGCAGCTTTAGCATTCTTAAAGCTATCAAGCGACTTTGTTTTACCGTTAATCCACTGACCAACCGCAGCCACAGACGCTCCGCAATACTTAGCCATAGCTGCTCTGTCCAGTTTCTTAAGATTATTTTTGGACAAGAAATGAGATATGGCCTGATTAATCCGATCCTCAAGAGTACTCATATTAAAATTCACTTTAAATTTAAAGCCAGCTTACAACAATATTAATAAAGCTTGCTTGCAAAAATGTATTAAAGTACACTTTAATAATAAAGCATACTTTCGAGATTAGGCATGAGAGTACTTATCAAAACCAGCGACGCTCTTGATCATTTTAAAAATGCATCGCGCCTAGCTGAGGAAATTGGCATTACCCCTCAAGCGATTAATCAATGGGGTGAATACGTTCCCGATCCTTCTGTTGGAAAAATCATGGCTGTTATACCTGGTATTCCCTACAGGATTGTTCGAGAAGCTCCCACGCAATCGCTCTTAACCGCTTAAGCCAATTATTAAGCATTTGATTTAAAACAACTACGTTCAAAGGAACTTTAAATGAACATAACAGATGCAGCATACAACACAGTCCACGACTACCCGGGTGGTGCTTCAGCTCTAGCCGCACGCATGGGAATCAAAAGCCCGGCTGTGCTTAACAGCAAGGTAAACCCAAATACTGAAACTCATCATCTGACATTAGCAGAAGCATCAAAACTTATGGCGCTTACCGGTGACTTCCGTATTTTGCAGGCCCTATCTGCTGAGCATGAAAAAGTTGCAATCGATCTTCCTGAAATTCCTGAATGCCGTGACATGTCTTTGACCGACAAAGTGCTGTGCATTGGTATGAAGGGCGGTGATGTGATGAGCCTATTCCGCGAAATTATGGCAGATGGCCGTATTACGCAAGGTGAAGTGCAGGACATGTCAAAGGTGATCCACCAGATGCATGTTGCTTTGGCCGAGCTGGATAAGCAAATCCAAGCTTGTATTGATAACCCAGAAACAGAAAAAGCCTGATTTGCGAGATCAGGCTTTTCCGGTTGTTCACTAACTACGAGGGAAATGAACATGAATATGATGACACAATTTAATCATAATCAACAGAGCATAACAAGCCTTGATATTTCAGAGCTTGTTCAATCCCGCCACGATGATACAAAGCGCTCAACCATGCGCCTTGTTGACAGGGGTGTAATAGCATGTCCGCCATTGGCGGTTGTGCAAAAAGAAGCAAATAACCGCACTTACAATGTCGAAGTCTATATATTCTCTGGCGAACAAGGCAAATTAGACTCGATCACTTTAGTTGCTCAGCTTTGCCCGGAGTTCACCGCAGCACTGGTAAAGCGCTGGTATGAACTTGAGAACCAAAACGCCGTCCAACTTCCTCAAACATTTGCAGAAGCACTTCAATTGGCAGCCGATCAGGCACGTCAATTAGAACTTGCAGCGCCAAAAATCAGCCATTACGACACAGTGGTTGAGAAATCACATCTCTTAACTGCAACACAGGTTGCTGCAAAGCTTCGAATGTCAGCTGTAGCCCTAAACAAAATCCTTGACGAATTCCGTGTTTATAACAAAACCCATAAGCGCAGTCGTGTTTTTAATACATGGTTTGAAGATCAGGGTCTAGGCGAGTTAAAGCAGACCTCTACAGGTCACTCTCAACCAATGTTCACTACAAAAGGCGAAGCATGGGTAATTGAGAAGCTTACAAGTGAAGGAGTGGTGGTATGAGTAGTTTTGTTCCTAATAGCTTTCAACTACCTAATGCTCTCATTGATGACGGCGTAATGGCTGAAATGAAAGGTGCAGCACTGGCAATCTATATTCTGATTGTTCGCAAAACTCGTGGCTGGCAGAAAGAAACCGATGCAATCAGTATTTCGCAATTTATGAAATTTACAGGCTATGGAAAAGATGCTGTGATTTCTGGTGCTGAAAAATTAGTTTCACTTGGTTTGGTAGAAAAAATTGGTCGTGATCACCAGGCAACACTCTACTCATTAAGTGATCTTGCTGAGCGTGAAATTTCCAACTTGTCGGAAAAACCGACTACTGCAAACTTGTCGGAAAATACGACAGGGGTAGTCGGAAAAACCGACATCAACTTGTCGGAAAATCCGACACACAATAACAACTCAAAAACAACTAATACAAAAACAAATAAAGATAAGGGTGATCAGAAGAAATCTGGTTCTGAAAAAACTGAGAAATCCACTTCTAAAAAACAACCGTTGTTTGATGCAAAAGCAATTGAGTTACCAGTGAACGTAAATCGTGATCTATGGATTCAATTTGTTGATATGCGCAACAGCATCAGAAAACCACTTACTGAAAACGCCGTAAATCTTTTGATTAAAAAATTGGTTGGCTTTGGTGATCAGGCAAACCAGTCACTGGAAGCTTCAATCATTGGAAGTTATCAAAGTGTTTATCCACCGAAACAACAAACACCAGTTCAAAACCAACAGCCAATGCAACGCCGTCGCTTTGGCAACCAGGCAGATCCAAATCAAATGCGCACACTGGGAGAGTCAAACTAATGAGCAATATTCAATTATTCGAAAACGCTTTTGCTGTGAACTTTCCAGTTGAAGTAGCGGAACTGGTTTTAAACCGCATTGGTGATGTCTACGGCGCTGAGTTCACCAAGAAATACGCAGGTTATTCAGATGAAGAGCTTATTCAGTTGGCATGTACTGTTTTAAGCGGCCTGACTCCAGCTGATATCACTCGCGGCATCTTGCGTATGAATTCTGAGGAGTGGTGTCCAAACCTTCCTAAATTCCGTAGCTGGTGTGAGCAGGGCGGTGATTGGTGGACTGCGGACATGGCTTGGGCCAAAGCACTGCAGTTTGAAAATGACAAAAATTCGGAAATCACGACACTTGCAAAACGTAGCCTGGATGAAGTGCGCCATATCCTCAACGTAGAGGGGCAGAAAGCAGCGCATTACGCCTTTAATGCGATTTATCAGGACTACCTTGCCCGGGCGAAGGAAAAAGGCCGTGTGCAGGAAATGTGGAAGAAGGAAGACAAGGCCAAGTCTTTAACTTATGACGAGCGCAATCGTAAAGGTGTGCCATGTCCGCCAGAGTTGGCTGCAAAAGTGAAAGGTGCTTTTAAGCGTCCAGGGAGAGCAGCTTGAAAATGAATCATCCTTTAATTCGGTACCACGGTGGAAAGTTTCGTTTAGCTGATTGGATTATTAGCCACTTTCCTAAACATGAAACCTATGTAGAGCCTTTTGGTGGTGGTGCTTCAATCTTGCTTAGCAAAATGCCGAGTGGTACCGAGATTTATAACGACCTTGATTCTGAAGTGGTGAATTTCTTTAAGGTGCTTCGGTGTGAATCAAAGCGAATGAAGTTAATTGAGCAACTTGAATTAACCCCATATGCAAGGAATGAATTTGTTGATGCTTATGGCCACACTGAATGTGAAATTGAAAAAGCTAGAAGATTAGTAATTCGTGCACAGATGGGCTTTGGGTCTGCGGGGGCCACTAAGGGTAAAACGGGTTTTAGGGCAACTGGCGGCAGAGATAAACCGTATGAATCCAAGCTTTGGGATGAGTATCCATTAAGACTTATTCAGGCAGCTAAAAGACTTAAATCTGTATATATCGAAAATGATGATGCATTGCGAATTATCCAACAATACGACTCACCAGAAACCCTATTTTTTATAGATCCACCATACCTCTGCAGTACTCGTGATTCTGGTACCAAGGCATATCGCCATGATTTAACAGATGAGCAGCATATTCAGCTATTGGATCTCATTCTCTCATTAAAAGGCAAGGTGATTTTATGTGGGTACCACAGCGATCTATATGACTTGAAATTAAAAAGCTGGAAAAAGCTTACCAAGTTTACACAGGCCTCAGGTGCTAATGGTGGTGTGACACGTGAGGAAATACTTTGGATCAATCCTCAAGCAGAAAAACAAGGTGATTTATTCGAGGGTGCAGCATGAAAGAACAATTCGAAAACTTCTTTATGGCTCAGTCTTTCTATCTGCAACTGAAATATATCCATGGGGATCGCTTATTTGATTTTGATCAGGGGATTGGGTACCGCAATTTAACCGTACAAATCGCATATGTGTGCTGGTGCAAAGAGGATAAGGAGTTTGTGATTTGAAAATCCTCATCGGCATCGATACAGGAGTTAAAACCGGTTACGCCGTGGCAATAGACCATGGCGCCGGTGGGGAGTTGCACCAGGTGGAGTGCTTAAGCATCACCAAGGCAATGCAGGCGGTTCAGGAAATAAAAGCGATTCATGGGAAAGATAATTTAAAGCTGTATATCGAAGATGCACGAAAACGTACTTGGTTTACTGGCGGTAAAGAAAAATCTCAAGGTGTGGGATCGGTAAAGCGTGATGCGCAGATCTGGGAAGACTGGTGTATAGAGCAAGAGTTCAATTACATCATGGTTCACCCAAAAGCAAATGCTACTAAAACTAAAGCGGATCTATTTGAAAAGATCACTGGTTGGACTGGCCGAACGAATGAGCATGCACGTGATGCAGCAATGTTGGTTTTTAAAAGATTTTGGAAGGTTTAAGGGAAGAATATAAATGAGCGCAATTGTAGAAGTAAAACCAACGGTTCGAATGATGCAGAATGAATTGGCGCAGTGGGGTAAATGGGCGCGTCATGCTTCATACAATCCAAGTGAATTGACTTATACCTCACCTACTTATGGTTTGATGCGTTTGAAAGAGGGGCAGAAGTCGTCAGGTATTCAGGTGATGCTGGATGATGATGCTTTGGTTGCTATTGATCACCTGGTGACTCAGTTACGCTTTTCACGGCCAGATCTGTACCAGTGGATTGAGTTTCATTATTTGAAGGGGTTGTCAATCCGAGCTTTGGAAAAATTAAGTAAAGTTGACAGGCGCATAATCGATAAATATTTACTTGCTGGGGAAACCTGGTTGGATTGTAGATTAGAGTTTATATGTAACCAATAAAACTCTATTAAATAAATAGAGTTTTATTTTCAAAATGAAATAACTAATCATCAATGATTAGTTATACCCATCATCATATTGTAGTGAGCCTCATGTCCAGATTTCTCAAATATTTTTCTGAAAACATCTAAATAAATATCTTTTTCTGAATCTATGGGTTGAATAAATAAATCATCAGGAATGCAATGAGATCCATCATTTATCCAATGCAGTAATGATTGGCAAATTTTCTTTTCTTCATATGTATTAAATTCATCAATAATTTGTGTGTCGCTGTAATTTCCTAGAATTTTGAAATAATTTTCTAGAATTCTTCTAATGATATTTTGAATTGATGTTGAGCTACTTTTGTCTGCTTCTTTTACATCATTCCAAAGCATTTGATATGTTGAGGAAATAGGATTGTTTTTACCATGATTTGTAATGAATGTCGTGTTTTCTTTTTTTCTTAATATCCAGTAATTAACATGATTTGAATCATCTTTTTGGAGTTGGAATGAGATCTCCTTATGAAAATATACGTTATGAGTAAGGATGATAATTTGTTTAATACCCAGTGTGCTATCTCTAGATATTGTACCTTTTATAAGATTTTTAATTAATGTGCTTACTATAAATAATACATTGCTATCTAAGCTTGAAATTGGATCATCGATAACTAAGATTTTGCTTGTGATTGCCTCATCTTTAGTTGATAAGCCTTTAACTACCTGTAGATAATACAAAAAAGTAATAAATGTAGATTCACCCTCACTTAGTGAGTGCAAGGCATTGTCACCATTATCACGTTTGATCCAGTAATGATTAGGCTTTTCAGCTTTATCAATTTTGAAATTAGTAAAACCAAATCCTTTTAATAAGAGGTTAATCTCATCTACTGCAGGCTGTACACTTGTTGAAGTTGAATTTAATTGGGAAAGCTCATTGCTTAAGCGCTGAATTTTTTCTTTTCCTTTCTCTTCAGATGCCTTCATTCCGTTGAGGGCCTTACAATGATTTTCTATTTGAGTTTCATGTGATGAAATACGGTGATTAGCTTCGAATGTTAAAAAATCCCAAATTTCTGAAGTCAACTTAGTGGTTTCTTGAACATGTGAATTAACTAAATCGTTGTGATTTTTAATCTCGATATTTGCACTGTTAATAAGTGAAGTAATTTCATTAAAAATATCATTAGATGAGCTTAATTCTATTATGCTACTTATACTGGTTAGCTTTTCCCGTGATAATTGAATATTTAATCTTAGTAGGTTTTTAAGACTTTCTAATTCGATTTCAAACTCTTTTATATTGAGCTTACTGTTTCTACTTATTTCTTTGGCTAAGACGTTTTCTAATTCTTTAATCAAATTAGTACAAGCAATTTCATATTTTTCTTGCAAAGCTTTTAGATTTTTTACCTTGTTTTCGAATTCATTATCAAAATACTCCTCAAGTCTGCTTTTAAAAACATCATCAATAGTTTCTTTTTGGCAAAAAGGGCAAGTTGAATCATTTATGTATGAACGTCCTTGGTTTACCCAATCTGTAATATTTAAATTATTAATTAATTTAGCTATATCTAAGTCTTTTTTACCAATGATAATTGTTTTCCAAATATCTGATGATTCATAAAGTTCTAGGGGATTTGATTCATTAAGGTGAATTTCATCGAGTGTTTCTAATTTTGTTGAAAAAAGTGTTTTGGTGCGATCAACAAGAGAAGAATGTGGTTTGATGATTCTCCCGCCCAAAGGTAATGTATTTAAAATTTTTTTTCTGAAGTTAGCCTTAGAGCCCAAAAATCCAGAACCTAGAAGAGCTGGTCTGAAATCATCTTCATATTGTTTGAATACGTCCCAGCATTTTTCTATCGATTCTTTTTCTTGTTTATTTGATAATTCAGTAAAGTTAGTAATTTGAGTTTGAGTCTTGTTTAATTCTTTATTTGCTAGATTTAACTCTTCTGTTTTGCTATTTATTGCCTGTATTTCCTCAATTGAAGCCTCACCTAACGTGAAAACACCCGGTATTTCAGAATCTTTATAGAAATTTAGATCCCTGAACTTTTTGTTATAAGTTAAAATTTTGATCTTTTCTAGGCTTTTAAATGCAATGTTACATGAAGAATAATTGCTAGCAGATTCATCAGGATGGGTATGATGAAATAAAAAATTTGAAATAGTTGTTTTCCCACAACCGTTACCACCATAGATAAAGTTGACTTTATTTAGGTCATTTATTTCTACACCAATAGAATTATAAGTCGCGATTTTTTTAATATGTAGACAATTAATCATCTTTCATTCATAAGCTTATTCTAAAGTAGTTAATACATTGTTTTATATGATTTTAAATTAAAGAACAAGCTTTCAAAATAATATTTGCTTGGTGCGCCATATATGTGTATATTTATGTTATAGTGATCGAAGTGTACGTTAAAGCACTAGATTGATTTGAAAGCTCGCCAAATGGTGGGCTTTTTTAATGCCTGTGAAAAGGCGACCCAAGCCTTCTGGAGTGCTGACCAGTGGAACATGCCATCGAGTAAACTTCCTTCGGGAATTTAGACTAGGGAGTAGCGTCCCGACCTAAAGAGGATTGAAAGCAAGTAAAGCGGACCGTGCATGTTAGGTGTGTGGGATTGTGAGTAGCGGTAGATCAGTTGCCGAGCTGGTCAGTATCGTAATCTAAGGCAAGGGTGTGGCAGATCGTCATATCCTTTTTTATGCGCCATTAGCTCAACTGGAAAGAGCATAGGTTTTCTATACCAATGGTTGTGGGTTCGAGTCCTACATGGCGTGCCAGATAAACAAGATTGATTATTAAGTGATATTTTTGACTAAATGATGATCAATTTATTGATAAATATAACTTAATTATTACACGTTAAAACATTCTGCATATATTTCTTATACTTATTTGTGGTGAGCAACTGGTATCTTATGTTCATTCCTAGAACGCTACAACAACAAGTATAATGTAATACTCCACGGCCTGTTTAGCCCTCCAGCTAAGCAGGCTTTTTATTGCAAGGTTCAATTTAAGGGTACAGCCTTGCATATAATATTATTATGTATATAATGCGGGCCAGATTCTATGGCTGTAGTTTCTATTAAGTTTCTGCCTCCTTTCCCTGTAAAGGAGGTATTTTTTTGTCTGGAGAAAAGTAATGCTCCGATTCTTAATGTGTTTATTCGGCCTTCACGGTGTGACTGAAATCGATTACACGGTTGATGATGAAGAAATCAAAGTGTGTCGGGATTGCTTGAAAGAAGTTGAATAACAATCACTCAAACAAATAGCCATGTCATTAGATTGAAATACTTAAACAATATGGTAGCCCTGCAAATAAGAAATAAGTTGTAGCGCAAGTCAAGCCTGTTTAATTGGAGAGAGAGTTAAACAGGCTTTTTTTATTCTTAAAATTCGCCGGACGTATTACGGCAAACAAAACCCCTCGCATTCTAGATGTTGAGGGGTTTTTCTTTTCTTATTGGTGGTACCCATGGATATAGTATCTGCACAAAGGGAATTAAAAGAACATTGCGACCAGATTGATATTTTGCTCAGCCTGTCACGCAGCATGATGACTGCTAAAGAGATGGTGGATATTGATGCAAAACTTAAGCGACATCGAGAGCGGGCAAGAAACATCAGAATCAATCTCTATGAAGCGCAACCCCAAAAGACTCGCAGCAATCAGAAAGCTGCCATGCATTCGGTGCGGTAATCCCAATAGCCAGGCTGCTCATTCAAATAGTGCCAAGCATGGTAAGGGTAGAGGAATCAAAAGTTCTGACCTATTTGTAATTCCCCTTTGTTTTAAATGCCATGCTGCATTCGATCGTTTTGAATTGGGTAATCGTGAAGAAAGTGAAGCGATGTTTGAGAAGTGGTTGGTGAGAGTGAATCGTATTTTGAATCTTAAAGATCAGGTTGTTTTTTGATATAGTGATTGAAAATTTTCAAGAGAAATAACAATGAGTATTCAATCTAAAATTTACAATCTAAGAGAAGAATATGAGAAAAAATATGATGCGGAACCCGAGATAATATTTTTGAATTTCCAAACATGGGAAGAAATATTAAAAGATCCAAATTCAACTAATGGTGTTCCATCTATTATTGCTGGATGTGTGATGATCCCTGCGAATAATATGCAAGAAGACGTTTTATATTGTGATCATTCAGATATGAAAAAAGCTTTAAAAGAATATGATGGTACAAGTTATCCAGTAATTATTAAGAAACTTACTGTTGTAGATAGACCAGAAGCACAAGGTGCTCGCAGAATCGCACCCGATAGATCTTTCTTAAATTTTCAAATACCTTCTGAGGCTATTAAGTCATATCAGAGGTATCAACAAAGCAAAGATTTAAAGTTTTAATACAAGCCACCCTCGGGTGGTTTTTTATTGGGAGCAGGAAATGCAAAAAGCCGTGTTTCCTATCCAGAGTCATGCCGATATCACCAAAGCCATTAACTACATGCATACCAATTACACTCAGGCGATTAATAAGGGTAAGCCGTTAAGGGTGGTGATTGATCAGAAACAGGATGACCGGTCGGCAGCTCAGAACAGATTGTATTGGATGTGGTTAGGTCAGATTGAAAGAAAGAACGGTCAGGATAAAGATTCACTCCACTACGAGTTCAAGAAGAAATTCCTGATTTATATCTATCGTCGTGATGATCAGGAGTTTGCTGAGACCTGTAATGCGATTGCAATGCTCAAGCAGAATGAATGTGAAGAATACAGAGTGATTGCAGAGCAGGTAATCAGGCTTTGCAGCACAACCAAGTTAAGCATTAAGCAAATGACTGAGTATTTGAATTACGTGCATGACTTTGCTGTGGTGAAGTTGGGTGTGCATTTAACTGTGCCGGATGATTTGAAGTGGTGTTATGAGGGCTAATCTGATATAGGTATCCTGCAAAATAACAACATAGTGGGGAGCTATGAAATTCAAGGTTTTATTGGCAGGATTATTACTTTCTTTTCAGGTACAAGCTGCCTCTGAATTGGTTGAAAAAAATCAAGCGTTAGCAGTTGTGAAGAACTATGCAAATGCGATTGCTTGTGGCACTTCCTTTCAAAGAGATGAGGATGGGAAGATTCAAGCAAGTATCAGGGATGTCTTTTTAATAGAAAAAAGTGAAGACGATTTTTCACCTTCAGTGATGTATGTGCTTTGGGGTGGCGATCAAGGTTGTATGGGCGGAAGTGGAACTTCATATTCTGTTCTAACAGAAGTGACCAAATGGACTGCAATGCGGCCATATGTTGTTATTAATGACTACCCGTTCGGTGAAGATGTAGACAAACATATTAACTACCGCTTTATTAGTGAATTTAAGCAGCTTGGTGCAAACTTATTTAAAATTACATCTGGAAAATTTGCAGAGGATGATTCAAATGCAGGGCCTTCATTGCAAGATTCTATTCTGGTAGAAAATCAAAAAGGGATAGGTTGGAAAGTTATTAGCTCTCATGTATCCGAAATAAATTAACTACTGAATTGAAAATAAACCTCCTCCGGGAGGTTTTTTAATGGGTGACTCAAATGACATGCCAAGGCTGTGAAGCGCGACGCAAATGGATGAAAGAACAATATGAACGATCAAAAGAAAGAATGCGGCTGTGCATTGAACGACTTACTTCTAAAGCTACTCGAGCAGAACAATCAACTGATTCAGCAAAACAACCAACTCATCCAGATCAATAATGAACAGAATGCTCAGCTCAATGAGCTATTGATTCAGTTGGAAGGTGGTGATGATGAGGAGCCGAAGTCACCTTATTTGGATTGATGGTCATGAAACTACCCAGACTGCAAAGCAAACTACAGGCAATGACACCGAAGGCACCGAGACCAATTAAAACCAATTGGGGTCAAGGTCGTGGTGGTAGACCATGGCGCAGACTCAAGCAGAAGATTCATACACGCGATGAATGGACATGCTGCTCATGTGGTCGTGTGACTATGGAGCTTGAGTTAGACCATATCGTTAATGTGGCTCAAGGTGGTACGGATGATGAGGCCAACCTTCAGTCGTTGTGTGTGCCTTGTCATAAGAAGAAGACACAGATGGAAAGTCGAGTATGACTAAGCAATCAATAGCAGCTGCAATTGTTTTTGGTGTTTTAACTATTCAAACAATCTTGCTTAAGCTCTCATTTGAAACCAATCCTGACTCATTTCTTATAGTGCTTATAGGTTTCCTATTTGCGGATATATTTTCTGCTGCGACTTATGGAATCTTTGCGGACTAGCACGGGGGGAGTCAAAAAGTTTGAAACCCTGAGCCAGCGGACACCGCCCACCATCTCATTTATAAAAAAATTTCCCATTTCGCAAATATGTTAAAGGAGGGCACATGGCTTTAACAGCAAAAAAGAAGGCATTTGCCCAATCTAAACATGATGGTGCAGATAACAAGCAGGCCGCTATTTTCGCGGGTTACAGTCCTGAATCAGCGTCACAAGCCGGATCGAGATTAGCTAAAGATCCTGATGTGATTGCACACATTGAAAGGCTCAAGATTAACACCGAAGTTAAAGCTGATTCCAAACCAGAACCACGACCAATTATCACCAAAAAAGACATTGAAACTGCTGGCAGTCGTGCTGACCCGCTCAAATTTTTAGAAGAGATTTGGACTGATCCGGTTGAAGACATGAAAATGCGAATGGATGCAGCAAAAGCAGCACTTCCATATTTTCATGGCAAGGTTGCTGAAAAAGGCAAGAAAGAAACCAAAGCCGATGAAGCTAAAAAAGCCACTCAAGGCGGGAAATTTGGAACATTGGGTTCGCAGTTAAGGAGTTAATTGTGTTTATAAAAATCAATAGTGAAGCTGTGATTAATACATCTGATATTGAAAGTATTCAGCAATATCGGGTGGATGGGCCGTGCGAACCCAAAGATTGGTTTGTATTCATGACCAATGGGAAGAAGCACCGAGTGAAAAATATTAAAATTGATGAGCTAATTGAAATTATGAATAAAGGCTAATTTATGTCAGCAATGCTACCAGAATGGACAACCTCCTGCCCAGACTGGGAGGAACGTATTGTCGCTAAAAAGTCACTCATGCCATGTGAACCGCTTTTTCCAGAAGTGGCCGATGTAGCAGAGCGGATTTTTAAAGAATTAATCTTGGTCGATGTGATGGGTAGCCCGAAAATGGGCGAGGTCACACTCGATTGGGTAATTGAATTTGTCCGAGCAATCTTTGGCGCTTATGACCCAGAGCAGAAGAAGCGTTTAATTCGTGAATTCTTCTTGCTGATCTCTAAGAAAAACACCAAGTCCACGATTGCAGCTGGAATCATGATGGTGGCCCTGATCTTAAATGATCGTATGTCGGCTGAGCTTATTCTGTTGGCGCCCACAAAAGAGGTCGCGGACAATAGTTTTAATCCAATTCGAGACTTCATTCGAGCAGATCCTGAGCTTCAGGAAATGTTCAATGTGTCCGAGCACACCAAAACAGTCACTCACTTGGGTACCAATGCGACCTTAAAAGTGATTGCTGCGGAAAGTAATGCTGCTGCGGGTAAAAAGGCTTCAATCATCCTGATCGATGAGGTTTGGTTGTTTGGAAAACGATCAAACGCTGAATCGATGTTTCGTGAAGCAAAAGGTGGTCTGGCATCACGGCCTGAAGGCTGTGTGATTTACCTGTCCACCATGTCAGACGAAACGCCATGCGGTGTATTTAAGCAGTTGCTGGACTATGCGCGTGATATTCGGGACGGTGTAAAGGTCAATCCTCAGTTCTTGCCGCTGATTTACGAGTTTCCAGAATGGATGCTTGAGGCAGGTGAGCATTTAAAGACTGAAAACTTCTATGTCACTAATCCAAATTTGGGTGCGTCGGTTGATCTGGATTACCTGATTAATGAGTTTGAAAAGGTTAAGGATGCTGGTGAAGAATCACTGCGTGACTTCCTTGCAAAACACTTAAACGTACCAATTGGCTTAAACCTACGTGCCAACCGCTGGGCTGGTGCTGAATATTGGCTGCAGCAATCCAAAGAATTCACCTTGGATAAACTAATCGAGCAATCAGACGTTATTACCTGCGGTATTGATGGTGGTGGCCTCGATGACTTACTTGGATTTGCCGTACTTGGTCGGCATAACAAAAGCCGTAAATGGTGGCTCTGGAATCATGCTTGGTGCAATAAAACTGCAGTCGAAAGACGCAAAGAGAATGCTCCAAAGTACGCTGATTATGAGGAGGAAAAAAGCCTGACCATTGTTGAGCGTATTGGTGATGACATTGATCAGTTGGCGGCCATTGCAAAGAAATGCTTTGACTCAGGAAAGCTCGATAAGATTGGACTCGATCCTCTTGGTTTGGGCGGTCTTTTAGATGGCCTGCTTGATGCTGGTATTCCTGAGGATAAGCTCATTGCAGTAGCTCAGGGCTTTAAATTGATGGGCTATATTTTAACCACCGAGCGCAAATTAGCGGAAGGTAATCTTTACCATGCTGGACAAGATTTAATGACTTGGTGTGTTGGGAATGCGCGTGCCGTCGTGAAGGGTAACGGCATGATGATCAGCAAACAAGAATCGGGTGTCGGTAAGATTGACCCATTGATTGCCACGTTTAATGCGGTGGCCTTGATGAGTATGAATCCAGAACAGGCCGAAAAAGAATACAACATCTACTTCGTTTAATTTATTCACTTTCCAAAGCTCGCATTACGCGGGCTTTTTTATTGGGAGAGCCTTATGTCTGCTCTACATAAAACCTTTGGCTCTGTCGAAATTAAGAGCCTTGATGAGCAAAAGCGAACCTTTAAAGGAATCGCAAGCACACCAAACCAAGATCGCGCCAAGGATGTGATGGTGCCAAAAGGTGCGGATTTCGATCTGCCTATGCCTTTACTTTTCCATCATGACCCACGTTCAGCCATTGGCCATGTGACAAGTGCAAAAGTTACTGCAAATGGCATTGAGGTCGAGATTCATATTCCTGAAATCGAGGAAGAAGGCGACCTAAAGCGCGAAGTTGATAAGGCCTATCAGTCATTGAAATATGGTTTGGTTAAAGGCTTGTCGGTTGGTTTTATCCCGAATTGGGATGAGGCGGAAATGATCAAAGGTGGTGGCATCCAGTTCAACTCATGGGAATGGTATGAACTTTCATTGGTAACCATCCCTTGTAACCGTGAATCAGAAACAGAATTTACAAAAGCATTTGAGGAACACAAAGCCGCGTTGGGCGAAAAACCTCAAGACGTTCCAGGTGGCGATTCATCTGAACAAAAACACGTTGTCGTAAAACTTAATAGCCCAACAAAGGGTGGAGTGAAATTAGTATGAATAAATATTTAAAACAGCTGCTTGATGCCATCAATGCCAAAAACCTTGAAAAGCAAGGTGTGATGACTAAGGCTCTTGATGCAGGCACGACGCCAAATGAAGAAGAAGAAAAGCAGATTGAAGCAATCGATGCTGAACTTGAAACTCTTCAAAAAAACTATGACCGCATGAAAGCCATGGTGGAGGCTACCGAAAAAGCCGCAGCAACCGCAACTCCTGTTGCAGGTGCTACACCAGCACAGGCAGCTGCATCCGCTGCTGGCGATCCAAACCCTGCTGCTCCTGCAACTATTGTAGAGCCGAAATTGGAAAAAGGTGTTGGCTTGGCGATGTTGGTCCGCGCAAAGCTAACATCTGCACATCTGGCAAAATCCCAAGGTGAATTTGTTAGTGCGAGCCAATTGCTTAAAAACTGGGGTGCACCAGAAAGAGTTCAAAATGTTGCTAAGGCGGTGATTGGCACAACTACGGATGAAAACTTTGCAGCAGCACTTGTTGATCAGCAAAACCTTGTTGGTGAGTTCATCGAGCTTCTTCGACCTCGCACCATCATTGATCAGATCCAAGGTTTCCGTCGTGTTCCTTTTAATGTGAAAATCGCTACTCAAACAGGTGCAAGTATTGTGAACTGGGTGGGGGAGACACAGCGCAAACCAGTAAGCAATCCAACATTTGGCTCAACATCTCTTGGCTTTGCAAAAATTGCGGGTATCGTGCCGTTCTCGGATGAATTGCTGCGGTTCTCCAATCCCAAAGTAGATGTGATGGTTCGTGATGACCTGAGTGAGTCAATTATTCAGTTTATGAACGATCAATTCATTGATCCTGGTAAAGCAGAAGCAACCGAAAGCCCTGCTTCAGTCTTGAATGGTGTAACAGCAATTGTTGCAAGTGGAATCACTGTTGATGCAATTAAAGCGGATCTTCGTAAATTGCGTGGTCAATTCATCACAGCCAACCTTTCAATGACAGGTGCTCATTACATCATGAGCGAAACCATGGCTTCATTCATGGCCGACCTGACTGATCCGCTAGGTAATCCAGCTTTCCGCGGTATGGATGCGCCAGTAGGGCAAAAAACACTTGGTGGCTTGCCTGTGGTTGAAGCTGAATCAGCAGGCAATATTATTGCTTTGATCAAACCGTCTGAAATCCTGCTTGCAGATGATGGTGGTATTGATCTTTCCGTTTCACAAGAAGCGACCTTGACCTATAACAACGGCACTGATGATGTTCAGGTCAATTTGTGGCAGAACAACTTAATCGCTATCCGTGCTGAACGCTACGCTCGTTGGAAAAAACGTCGTGCTCAAGCGGCGGGATATATTGATTACTCAGCGCAAACACTGAGCTAATCGAAAAAAACAGCTCCTTAATGGGGCTGTTTTTATATCTAAGCATCACAATTGTTTAGCTATAGGAACAGTCTATGAAGATTAAATATTTAAAGATGACCCACGATTCCAATGTTGGGGATGTGAAAGAGATTCCTGATTTTCAGGCAAATGTATTGCTCAAAATTGGTGTTGCAGAGGTCTATACAGAACCGAAAAAAGCAGCGCCAAAAGCGAAAAAAGAAGATAAAACCAAAGAATAGGATGTAAAGAATGGGCTTTTTCGGAAATTTATTTGGTAAAAAGAAATCCCTCCAAGGAGTCCATTCAAACCAAGGGTGGACTTCTTTATTTGTACACGAGCCTTATTCGGGTGCTTGGCAAAAAAATGATGAGCTGACTCGTGAAGATCTGGCAGCACATCATGCAGTATTTAGTTGTGTTTCATTGATTTCTCAAGATATTGGCAAGATGCCGATTCTGCTAAAAAAGAAGCAGCAAGGTGTCTGGATTGATCAAGATATTCCAGAGCGTTTTAGCGTCTTAAATAAGCCAAATCATTATCAGACATGGCAGCAATTCAGCGAACAATGGACCACATCGCTATTACTTCGGGGCAACTCGTATGTAATAAAGGTGCGGGATATTTTCTCAGGCAAGGTTGTTGGACTAAAAGTTTTAAATCCCGACCTGACAAAACCATTGATTAGTGATGCTGGTGATGTTTTTTATCAGCTCAATGATGACCGACTCAATCAGACTTCGCATGAAGTCGTGCCGGCATCCGAAATCATTCATGACCGCATTAACTGTTTTTACCATCCACTTGTGGGCTTATCACCGATTACAGCGTGTGCGGTAGCAGCAGGACATGGACTGGAGATTCAGAAAAGCCAGCGCCAACACTTTAGAAACAATAGCCGCCCAGGTGGAATCCTGATAGCTCCCGGACCTATATCAAAAGAGAAGGCTCAAGAAGTCAAAACGCAATGGAATGAAAACTATGGTGGTGCGAATGCTGGCTGCACGGCTGTAGTTGGCGATGGTATGAAGTTTGAAGCCATTTCAGTTTCAGCCGCTGATTCTCAGTTGATTGAACAAATGCGAATGAGCAACGAAGTCATTTGTGCCGTTTTCCATGTACCGCAATTCAAGTTAGGTATTGGCACCATTCCAGCCGGGCAAAAAGTTTCTGATCTAAATGAAATTTATTACTCGGATTGTCTGCAAAGCCTGATTGAAGCACGTGAAAACCTGCTTGATGAAAGTCTTGGTCTAAAAGAATCCAATTTAGAAGCCTTTCTTGATCTGGATACATTGATCCGCATGGATTCAGTATCCCAGATGCAGCGACTTAAAGAAGGTGTTGGTGCAGCAATCATGACACCGAATGAAGCACGTCAAAAGCTTGGCTTAGGCCCACTGGAAGGTGGTGACACGGTTTACATGCAACAGCAGAACTTCTCGCTTGAGGCGCTGTCTAAGCGCGATCAACTGGAAGACCCTTTTGGAAAATCTGCACCAAATACACCTCAAAATACAGAAAATTCAGACCAAAAAGGCCAATATCAAGGCATTTTTAAGGCTGAAAATCAGTATAAATCAGGCCAGTTTGTGACGCACAAAGGCTCATTATGGCACTGTGAAAAAGACCATTCGGGTGATTTTAGCCATGAAGACTTCAAATTAGCGCAAAAGAAATGGGGTGAAGAATGAGTATTGTGGATTTAGAAACACTTAAGCTTCATCTCCGATATGACGACGATTCAAATGACTTGATGCTTCAGGGGTATTTGGATGCAGCAGATTCGGTGGTGTTGAATTACATCACTGATGAGTTTGAATCCAATTACCCCAAAGCAATTCATCAGGCAATTTTATTGCTGTGTGGATATTGGGACCAGTACCGCAATGCTGAGCAGGAAATGCCGGTAAATGGCAACCTTCTGCCGATGCCGGTACAAAGCCTGCTTTATCCATATCGTAAGCCTACAGCGATTTGAGGTGATCTATGGCCCAACGTGCCGGCGAACTATGCCACCGTGTGACGATTCAGCAAAAAACCACGGCCTATGATGAATACAACTATGAAACCGAAGCTTGGACTGAATACAAAAAGCTTTGGAGTAAATTGGAGTTTCTTTCAGTAAAAGATTCGATAAACGCCAAGGCTGCCGGATCAGAAACCACAGCTCGGCTAAAACTGCGAAAGCGTAAAGATATTGATACTGGTATGCGCGTTTTATTTGATGGTCAGACCTTCCAGATCGTTTCACCACCCAAACCCGACAATGAAAATGGTCGGATTTACATGACATTGGAGTTGTCTTTAGTGGAGTAGGTCATGACGGTAGAATTCAATATTGAAGGCTTGGAAAGTGTTCAAGAAAAACTTAAAAGACTTGGCAATCCGCGCTTAATGAAGAATGCTGCAAGGCGTTCTGCTCGTAAAGCTATGGCAATTGTGCGTGATGCAGCCCGGGCCAATGCAAAAGCTCTGGATGATCCGCAAACAGCCGAAAAGATTTGGAAAAATATTGCGATTGCTGCGGGGAAAACACGAAACCCAAACGAAGTGGTGATGCGTGTCGGGGTGCGTGGTGGTGCGTCATTCTCCAATCCAAATCCACCTAAAACAAGCGGTGGGGACACCAGACATTGGAGGTTTATTGAATTCCCTAGTGTTAATAATCCAGGTACTCCATTCATGCGTCCGGCACTGCAAAACAATATCCAGCCTGTGACTAATAGCTTTGCTGAAAACTTCAATAAAGAAATTGACAAGGAACTCGCAAAATTATGAACATTTTACCAGTAGTTCCGACACTGAAAGCCAGTCCTGAAGTCACAGCATTGCTCGGCACTAATCCCTTAAAAGTCTGGGAGGATGTTGCGCCATCCGGTACAGCATATCCCTATGCCGTCTGGTCGGTGGTCACAGCCAATCCTGAAAACAATTTAGATTGCCCGGCAAATACCGATCATGTGTCATTCCAGATTGTGGTTTATGACACCCAACAGAAAAGAGCTTCGGATATTCGAGCAGCAATCAGAAAAGCTTTAGAGCCATATTGCTACGTTACCAATATTCACCCGAACCATTTTGAACGCATTGCTGACACAAATATTTTTGGTCGCGGCTTTGATGCGAATTGGTTTTTGGATCGATAAACAGAATTTTCCACATAGCACCCAACCGGGTGCTTTTTTTATGCCTGAGTGTTTATATGCGTTCAGCATTCAGGCTCAACACAACTCAAAGGAGTTAATTATGAATGCTATGTTAAAACCAATCGCAATTGTTGAAGTCGAAAATGGCGAACCCACGACAACCACTTTGCAGATAGCACTTGGTTTAGGTATCCAGCATGCAACAGTTATTAAGTTGGTTAGAACTTACATGCCTGACTTCCAAGAATTTGGAAGGGTTAGATTTAAAATCCAATCCTTTGAGACAAATGGCGGTACTCAAGAGCGTAAATTTGTTCCATTAAATGAACAACAGGCGACCTTCTTAATGACACTTATGCGGAACAGCCCACGAGTTATTGAGTTTAAAAAAGCATTAGTGAAAGCATTCTTTGAAACGCGAGAATTCATTCGCTCACAAGATCAAAGCTATAACAATATTCACAACAAATTATCACTTCAACTTGATCTAGCTAAGTCAGATGCAAGCCTTGCGGGTAGTGTTTTAGGGAGCTATCGCAAGAAACGAGACTTATTAATGACTGCAATTACTGAAGTCGAGCGACTTATGCAGCCATGTCTATTTGAATAACCAAATTATTTCCAAACCAATGCCACCACTCGGTGGCTTTTTTTATGCCTAAAATTGAGGAGCACTCGCAAATGGCAGAATTACGCACGCAAGGGACAAACGTCTTTGCTTTTGATGGTACCGACATTACGCAACTTGTCTGTGTAACCGGTATCGACTTAGGGAGTGACAGTACTTCAAAAATTGAAACAACCTGTCTTGAAGAAACGAAATCCAAATCCTATATGCCGGGGCTATCTGATCCGGGTGATGGTTCACTCTCGATTCGACTTGATCCAGAAAATGAATCCCACCTAAAACTTATTCAATGGGCAGAAAATCGCACCGAACTTGAATTTTATATTGGTGCGAGTGATTCAGTTGCTCCGCCAACAGTAGCTACAAATGCTGTAGCTCTACCAACTGGACGCTCATTCTGGTCATTTAAAGGCGCACTAACTCCAGCAGTACCAACATTTGAAGCGGATTCCATTGTGGGCTACCAGTTCACTTTACAGCGCTCAACTGGTGTGACTCTGACTCCAGCAACTGTTTAATTTAAGGCCCGTACAGGGCCTTTTGCTTTCTTGGTGAATCATGAAAAAATTAACTTTAAAAGACATTAAGTCTGGCGCACTAATGGGCAAGCCGGAGCATGTGACAGTCCAAATCAAAGTTGCTGGTGAAGATGCAGAGTTTGATACGCATATTCTGCCATTTAGCTACAGCACAGCAGTAGCCCAAATGAAAGCCTATGGCGAAAACAAAGAGGCCTTAGCTGGTGTTTTGGCGAGTGTTATTTGTGATGAAAAAGGCCAACTCGCATTCACTGAAGATGAAATCCGCACCCATTTTAACCAAGCTCTGGTGGATGCGCTTTGGTCAAAAATTGTGGATATTAACGTATTGGGAAAGCAACTGAACTCAACCAAGACGACGAAATCCTCATCGAAATCAGCATCGCGCTCGGCAAAACGTACAGTGAAATCGCAGAACTCCCATACCGAGAAATCAAAAAGTACACCGCCTACATCCGAAAGTACGGAAGCCTCAACCTCGGAAGAAGATTCGAGCAAGAGCTAGCAAGGATTCACCACTCTATTTTAATGCTGAAAGGCGTTAAGAATGTAAAACTGCATGACCTAATGACCCATGAAGAAAAACCAGTAGAAAAGAATCTTGAGGATTATCTGGTGGAGAATTTCGGGAAATAAGAAATCAGGTTAGCTTGGTTTCTTTTTCACCTGATTATTAGTATCTTGTGATTACTTATAAGAGGGAAATCACATGAAAAAGATATTGGTTGCTGGAATAATGGGATTGGGATTGATGGGTTGCGCCACAACACATAATTTCTTCGATGTACAAGCAACTCCTGTTACTAATAGCGGGGTCTGGACTGGTCAATATGATAGAATGATTGCGACATTGAAATTAAATCACGATGGCACAGGGGTTATATGTCAGGATGTTTTTGGCAATGCAAAAGTGATGTCCGCGAAACGCTCCGGTGATCGACTCTATACTCAAGATGGCACATATTTCAAAATCCAAGATGAAACTCAAACAAATATGAAATTAAATTTTGCTATCGGCGGTGGGTACTCAATGCAAAAAGACGACAACCTATCTCTAATTACACCCGCTTGTCGTGAAAAGCTTAAATAGAAATTACGAAAACCAATAACCGCCACTAGGCGGTTTTTTTACGCCTAGAGGAAAAGTTATGGCTGGCAAGTTAGGTGTTTTGACATTAGATTTAATTGCTCGTATTGGCCAATTTGTTGAGCCAATGAAGAATGCCGAAAGACAGACTAAGACTTCAGCAAGCAATATGGCGCGCGATTTCGAGGAGGCTGATAAAGGCATCTCAATGTCTGCAAAAAATATCGGGCTTTCATTGGCAGGGGTTGCTGCATCCTATGTCTCTATCGACCGACTGATCAATACTCAACGCACTTTTGATAAGCTGAATGCAGGGTTAATAACAGCAACCGGGTCAGCAGAAGGCGCGGCAGCAGCATTTGATTCTTTGCAGAAATTCGCTAAAGAAACCCCTTATGGGCTTGAGCAGTCTGTAGGTGCCTTTATTAAGCTTACAAACTTGGGGTTAAAACCATCTGAAGCCGCACTAACGTCATACGGCAATACTGCTGCTGCCATGGGTAAAGATCTCGATCAAATGATTGAGGCTGTTGCTGATGCCACTACGGGTGAGTTTGAGCGATTAAAAGAATTTGGAATCAAGGCCAGTCAAGAAAATGGCAAAGTGTCGCTGACGTTTAAGGGCCAAACCACCACCATTAGAAATAATGCCAAAGAGATTGAAAAATACCTTCTTGATCTAGGCAATGTGGACTTCGTCGGTGCTATGGAAAACCGCATGAAAACCCTAGATGGGTCTATTGCAAATCTCGAAGATACAATTGATGGATTATTTCTAAAAGTATCACAATCAGGAATTGGTGATGCGATTAAAGCCGGTGTTGATGGGGTTAGTGAGTCATTGGAAACTCTAGGGGATAACCTAGATACGGTTGGTGATATTGCATTAGTGGTGGGTGCTATCTTTGCTGGAAAATACGCGTCCAGCATGGTTAGCAGTATTCAAAAAACAGTTGCTGCAAGCATAGAGCAAAAACAGGCTTTAGTGGCTGAGCAGGCTGAAAGCGTAAAACTAATTGGCGTTCAGGCGCAAAGAGCGCGCCAAAACGTGGCCTTAGCTTTAACCGAGGTGAATCTAGCTCGCGCAGACTTTAACAATGCTACCACGGCAGCAGCTCGCGCGGCAGCAACACAGCGATTAACGGCAGCAAACATTGCTTTAGCTATTTCTGAAAAACAAGCTTCTATGGCAACAACTGCCTATACAGCAGCTACAGGTGCAGCAACTGTAGCCACAAGCCGACTTGCAGCAGCTAAGGCGCTCTTGCTTGGATTGACAGGCGGATGGGTGGGGCTGGGTATTACTGTGGCTTCTGTGGCGGCGGGCTATTTAATGATGAGAGATGGTGCTGATGAGTCCACTAAATCATTAAGAGAAAATAATGAGTCTGTTGATGATGCAATCAAGAAATATAAGGAGCTTGATGAAGTTAAGCGTCGCGCGCAGCTTGTTTCTGAAAAAACTACTCTTCAGGATCTAGCGAAGGAATACGATGAAGTTAATTCAAAACTAATCACCGCCACTTACTCGTTCAGTCGTCACAATGATATGACATCTGAGCAGTCAAAACAGGTGAATGCTTTAATTGCTGAATACAAAAAAACCGGTGATATTGACCAATTTTCAGGAAAGATCAATGCTCTAAACTTCATTAATGAGACTGGAAAGGACAAGTTCAATACATTGGCTGGATCGGTCAAAACGGCCGGAAATGAGTTTAAGACCCAAAAAACTTTCATTAGCCAAATGGAGCCAGCGCTTAAAGGGGTTGGTGATCAAGCCAAACAGACTGCTATTGAAACTGCAAATCTCAGTGCTGAGATTAGAAAACTTCTTAGTGAAGCAAACCAAACCATTAAAGACTCAGCAATTACTTCTGCTCTAGCAAATCGTGGCTATAACGACACCATGGTTGAGCTGGCTAAGAAGTACCTGAATGTTGAGGGTGCGATTGTTACCAATGCGAAAGGTCAAAAGGTCTTAAAAGACGAACTGAAGACTAAACTTCGCGAGGAATATCAAGCCATCATGCGTTCTAAAAATGCTGTCGATGAGCGCAACAAGGCGGAGGAAAAGAGCAAAAAACTACTTGAAGCTACTGGCAATGCTATGAAGGTGAATGCCAAAGTTGCAGCCAATGCCGCCAAATATAACTTTGCTGCAATTGAAGCTAAAAACAAGCTTCCTTCTGGGTTGTTATCTGCTATCCACATGCAGGAATCTCGAGGCAATGCCAGTGCTTACAATAAGAGTTCTGGTGCCGCTGGTGGATTCCAGTTTCTTGAAGGCACAGCAAAGCAGTATGGCGTAAAAGATCGCTATAATTTAGCGCAATCAGCTGAGGGTGCTGGAAAGTACATGGCTTATCTTCTTGATTTATTCAAGGGTGATCTCGATAAGGCTGTGAGTGCCTATCATGCAGGCGAAGGTAATGTTCAGCGTGGCACAAATATTGGCCCAGTAAATCGCCAGTATGTGAAAAACATCAAGGGTTATTTAGGTGGCTCCAGCGGTGTTTCATTCACAGAGGATTATTCTTTTGATGACTGGTTGAAGGAGCTAGAGCAGCACGTAGCTGAGCAAGAAAAGCTTGAGAAAGAACTGGCTGAAACCAAGAAGGCTATTCAAGTCAGCTACTACAACGAATGGCAAAATCTTGAATACGATAACCAAGAAAGAATCAAGGAGATCGAAAAAGCTTTTGCTACCGATTCAACAGAGCGTGACCGCCTCTTAGGACTTCAACAGAAGGCTTATGAGGAGGATGTGGCCAACTGGGTTAAGGCTCAGGATGAGCGGGTTAAGGCTGAGAATGAGGCTAATCAGCAAATTATTCTAGCGCGTCAAAATGCTTTTGCCATGATGAATGGTCCTTTGGGTGCCATGGTTCAGATGGGGGTGGAAGCCAGCGCTAGGGCATCCATGAAACCAGAGGAGTATCAAAGATGGCAGTTGGGTAATGAGCAGCAAGATGGTTATTCACAACTTGCAGATAGCCTTTATTCTGCGCGGGAAGGTATTCGGAATAATGAATACACCACTGATACTGAAAAGTATCAGCAGCTCGAACAGGCTTATGAAGTTTATCTGCAAAACAAGGCTGCACTATCTGAGGCGTACAGCAAACAAGAGCAAGATCTAGCAAAAAATCAGTACGAGAGTCAGTTGAGTTTGTGGGGTAATCTTTTAGGTCAAGCACAAAATACTTGGTCGCAGATGACGCAGGCGGTCAAGGATAGTGAGGGTGAGCAGTCTGGTGCGTTTAAGGCTATGTTCTTGGCGCAGCAAATGTTTGCAATGGGCTCCGCTCTAATTAGTACACATTTAGCAGCCACACAGGTGGCCGCTGATGCAACAATCCCTTTCTTTGGTGCCAAAATTGCAGCTTCTAAAGCAATGCTAGCAATGGGTTACGCCAATGTCGGCCTAATCGCAGGTCAAACCATTGCAGGTATGGCCCACGACGGTATCGACAATATCCCGAAAGAAGGCACATGGCTGTTAGATAAGGGGGAACGTGTTGTTGATAGTCGAACCAATGCTGACTTGAAGAACATGATTGCCAATAACAATGGTGGTGGCCCTCAAATCAATATCAATGTTCCACCAGGCTACACGGCTGAACAAAGTCGAGGCGCTGATGGTGCAGTGACGATTGATATTGTTGAAAAGCGGATCAAGCAGTCTTGGAGTAATCTAGGTAATCCAAACTCATTTGAATCAAAGCAGGTACAGCGCAACACCACAGCGGGAGTTAAACGATAGTGAACAGTTTTGCATTATGCCCGTTACAAGCTGGGTATTCTTTTTCACCTGGCAACAATATGTTGGAGCAGCAACTTCTTGGTGGGTTCGCCCGTCAGCGAAGAGTGTTTGTAAATAACGTGCATGTGGTCAATGTGTCTGTGCTACTTAAAACCAAAACCCATGCTCAGTACTTCTGGGCATTTTGGCGATTGCATACACTGGACCCAAAGCCATTTTTATGGCGACTGATTACAGACTCAGCCGAAGCGCAGGATCATACCTGTCAGTTTGTGGCTGATTCACTGTCAGTGGGTGAGCGTAGTGGTGTGATTTATTCGGTATCTTTCCAGGTGCGATGCAAACCGCTAAATAACGGTGACTTAGCGTTTGATCAGCAGATTGTGGATTTGTGGGAGTCCGGCAGCCCACTTGAGATGCTGAATTTACTTGAGAAGCTGGTGAATGAAAGCTTCCCGGATGCTTTGGGGGTGTGATGAGTGATTTAGATAAGTTTCATTTGGATGCCTCACCAAGCGCAGCCATGCTTGAACTGATTGAAATCAGTCATCCACTTTGGCCACAACCGCTGCGTTATGTGACCAATCATGCTGATGGCGTTACGGTAAAGCACGAGGATGGGCTGGTATATAACTCTGAGTTTATGCCGGTACAGATCAACAAGGGTGCGAACTCGGATGACCTGGATCAAACGCTTAAAATCACGGTTGGCGATTTAGGTCAGGTGGTGCCGCAACTGCTCAAGATCATTCGAGAGGCAGATAACTTTGAACGCCCGTCTGTGGTTTATCGGGCCTACTCATCTAACAACCTGGATTCACCTTTGCAGGTGGTGAAAGGCTACGAGGTGGAAGATCGCTCTACAGATCATCAGGCCACAACATTTAACGCAGCCACAAAACGCGCCAACTCTACCGGCACCGGCATGTTTTACACCGTGGATAATTTCCCTAGTTTAAAGGCGTTTTTCTGATGAAAAGTATTGATGCTTTACTGGACCGAAAGTATGACCCTGAGAAATATCATTGTGTGCATTTTCTAATTGAGGCTGCTGACTATATCTTTGGTCTGGATTACTCGGATAGCTTCGTGGGCCTGACCACATCACTACACGAAACCCTACGCACATCAAGGCATACAGCCACACGTAACAGGCAAATTAAGGAGCCGGTAGACGGCACCATTGTCCTGATGACCAACATCAATCAAAGCTCCCACGTGGGGCTTTTTTATTGTGGCCGTGTTCTGCATCTCACGGAAATGGGTACGCATTTTTTGCCACTCATCACGATAAAACGCTTTTACAAACGGATTCGATACTATGAGCCGATTACGCATTCTGAAGAACCCGCTTGAAGGTGGTGAAGAAGTTCTACACATCAGAACAGACAAGGTTCTTGAAACCTTTATTGAAGTCAAAAAAAAGCATCCGAAAGCTCGTATTTATTTACAACCCGCCTGTCAGCAGAATGATGTAACACCGACGAACAGGGTAGATGAAGCATCTTTGCAGATGTTAGCCAAAAAGCATGACTTTGATATTGTTTGCGGCGCAGGAGATGCACTAACCATCTTCCTGGTGGTGACTACCGTACTGTCTGCCGGTCTTGCGGTTTATACCTACCTCAACATGCCAGACGTTCCACAGATGAATCAGAAGTCTGGCAATAATGAGTTATCCAACCGGGTAAACCGTGAGCGTATTAAAGGTCGTGTACCTGATCCGTTTGGCACAGGTAAACTTATTCCAGACCTGATTGCACCACCGATTCTCTATTACAAAGACGATGGTATTGAGGTTGAAGATTGCTTGATGTGCCTTGGCCGTGGTGAGTTTGAAATTACCGACATTAAGGATGGTGATACTTTTGGCTCAACCATTGATGGATTTTCAACATCGGTTTATGCGCCTGGTATGAGCTTGACTGGTGCGCCGCAAATTCAGATTGGGGAGGCATTTAACGAAGCCCCACTGGTCGGTAAAAAGAGTTCTGCTATTACCGGTCAGACTCTAAAAGACCCAACCGAATCAGTGATTGATACCGCGATTGAAGGCACAATGTATCCACAATATCCGAATCGCCTGTATTTGGTCGGTGGTGGTCTGGATGCAGTATTTTCGGTAGGTGAATCCGTAGTGGTAAATGCCGACAGGATTGGTGTGGCTGATGTGCAGTTATCCGGATCAACCAATGTTGAAGCAAATGGTGTGATTACCATCGGGTCTGCAGTCAATATCGAGAACCCGAATAACTTCAAGAGCATTCAGATTGATACTCTGTTGATTCAGGATGATTTAAATGGATTGCTCGATCTGGCGGGCCGATATGCTGTTTCATCCATTTTGAAAAGCGGCTCATTTGCTTATGAAATTGCGCTGGTCAATCCGGTTTCAGTGAATCCAAACTGGGCTTTACTGACCGATGACAATCTGGCGAACAGCTCAACCATGCTGACCAATAACAGCAACTCGGTGGATATTTCGGGCAATTACGCCAATATCGCTGCGGTCACATCGGATTTTATTGAACTGGAAATCCCGGTTGAGTATCAGTCTGAGTGGGATAAGCTCAATGGCATCACTGTAGATAGTGCAACCATGGAGCTGCGCAAATATACAGACAACTGGCTGGGCTGGTTTTATATCAACTCAGCAGATATTGAAAAACTACTGATTAATTTTTACTTTCCAAAGGGTTTATTTGGGACGCGAACTGATGGCAAAGACGCGGATGGTGAAATTAAATATGAAATTGAATACCAGCAGTTAATCAATAATAGTCCTATTGGTTCAATATATCGGAAATCAGGAGCAAAGTACGGGCTATTTAAATCTACCTTCGGAATATCTGAAGACATTTTACTGCCAACTTCATTTGCTGAGGGTGTGCGTGTACGTGTGCGCAAAACTTCACAGAATACCTATGCTCGATCTGCAGTCTATGACGAGATTAAACTTAAATCAGTGTATGCCTGCTCATACCTTAAAAAGCTGGTGTACCCAGACGTGACTCTGGTTCGATCTCAAACCGTAGCTACTGATGGAGCATTGTCAGTTAAAGAACGCCAGTGGAACTGCATTGGAACGCAAAAGCTTTATTCTTATGCATCTGGTGAAAGATCTTTAAGTAAGCAGCCGACCAATGATTTTGCGGATATTGTTACTCACATCACACTAGATCCATTGATTGGCCGCCGTGAACTCAGCGATCTGGATGTGCAGGGGATTTATGCCACTTCACAGGAAATCAAGAACTACTTTGGCACACCGCTGGCCGCGCATTTCAACTACACATTCGACCAAGGCTCTCAATCTTTTGAAGAAGCTTTGGCTCAGATTGCAAGTTGTGTGGGATCGAATGCAAGGCGTGAAGGCTCACAGATTTACTTCCAGTTTGAGAAAGAAAATCCAAACTCAAGCATCCTGTTTAACCATCGGAACAAGCGACCATTCTCTGAAACGCGTTCTGAAAAGTACGGTGTAGACCGTGATCATGATGGGGTGGAAGTGACTTGGATTGATCCGGCAGACGGTTGGGTTGAATCAATCATTCGATTACCGGATGAGTTTATCAATAACCCGAAAAAGCTGGAATTAAGCGGAGTAACCAATAAGTATCAGGCGCATTTCTTGGCACATCGGGCTTGGAATAAGATTCAGCATCAGCGTGAAATGGTGAAGTTTACCGCCTGTGGTGAAGCTGATCTTGTGTCTTTAAATGACCGGATTGCAGTGGTTGATGATACTACACCATCAGTAGTGACTTTGGGCAAAGATGCAACATCAGGCGATGTCATTCGTTGGCAAGGGCAGAATATTTCTACCTCTCAACCGGTGATGCTTGATCCAACCAAAAGCTACACGATTCACTTGCAGCACTTAAATCGTAGTGTGGAAACCATGCTCGTGACGCAAGGTGCAGATGAATACACCTTGATATTGGAACGGTTGCCAGTACTGCCATTAGTGGTGAAAAGCGAGTGTGACGAATATGCCAAATATTCGATCACACTTTCAACTGAAAAGGACTCTGAGGCCTTTTTGATTACCGAGAAATCCCATTCGGGTCCATTTGAAAGTGAAGTCACCGCCATTAACTATGACATCCGCTACTACAGCAACGACAAAGACCACATTAATAATTTGATTTAACAGCCACCTTCGGGTGGTTTTTTTAATGCCGGAGAGAAACATGGCTGATATAGTGACAAAGCAAAAACTGGAAAATGCTGACACTGATGTAGACAACCTAGGTAAGGCAGTAAACGAGAAAGGAGTGGTCAATCCTCGCTATGGCGAAGCCTACCCAACACTCCCTTCAGCTATTCAGATCGTGCTCGAATCAGGTGGTTTTGAGCCATTTGAAACAGAAACACTACTTAAAGCCAGTGTTCCGGTTCTTGAGAAAAAGGCTGCGTATTCACTGGATACACATAAAGTATTTTTATGGGAGTCGGGGGTGTGGAAAGACACCGGATTAAGTGCGATTGATCAAGCAAAGACTTTTACAAATAACCTAAGAACTGATGTTAAGAATGTCATCAATAAAAGCAGTAGTGGAAATAAGCTATTTTCATTTTTAGATGCAAGCAAAAGGATTGTTGCTTATTTTGATAGAGACTCTGAATTTTATTTATCCCGACTGGAGGGATCTGTGCAGACAGAAGTCCTTCAACTAAAGGATAATATTTTATCAATTTCAGATAAAGCGTTTGATCAGGGCAGTAGAAATAAACTTCTAAGCTTTCTAGATAAAAACAAAAAAGTAATTGGATACTTTGATAAAAACTCGGAACTACATCTCACTGGTATGACTGATTCCGTCCAATCAAAGTTAAGTGGGGATTCGTTAAATACGGACAGAATTAACAATAAAATATTAAATGTTATGTCCATGAGTGGGGCTATACAAGGCAAGATGCTTGATCTTTATAGTATTGGCAGACCAATAGCACCTGTTCCACTTGAGCAAATGCCACTCAAATACACAGTGGATAACTCCATTGTTAATTTGAGAATTAATCAGCCTGCTTCAAATACAGCAATTAACACTCCATATGAACGAGAGGGGGAAGGGCGTGCAGTCCATCCTAACATCTTCCAAGTTAAAGACACGTTCTGTGGTTATAAATATATTTTAGGCTTAACTCCCTACTACATGTCCATTGATAAGTTTGAGAACCCAGTGGTGTATGGTTCTAATGACTTGATTAATTTCGATATGCTTACAGAGCTCACTCTTGCGGATGTGCCTGTAAAGTCTGGAAATTCAACAAGCCAATATAACTCGGATATCTTTTTCGCATATGACTATCATACAGGTGAGCTGTTATGTGGTTGGCGCGAGGTTAAGGGTGGATACGGAACAGCCTTATATGTGCGAAGAACTAAAGACTTAAAAAACTGGTCCGCGCCAGAGGTGCTATGGCAATCATCAATGACGGATATGCTTTTATCCCCGTGCATTGTTTATAACCCACAAACTGAAATGTATGATTTGTTTTGTATTGAGGCGATGAGCACATCTACAAATAACCCTATTCGCAAAGTTAGCACTAAATACCTGCAAAACCCAGAATGGGAAAATTCGCATTTAATTTATCCAAATATAGTCGGGTTTACCCCATGGCATATCGACGTTAGGTATGTTGGCGATAAATTAATGGCGATTATGCATGAATATCATGAAGTCAAAGGAACACTGTGGGTGGGTATCTCTAGCGATCATGGAGAAACCTGGACATGGGGTGAGCAGTCTTTGCTACAGGGCGAATACCACAAACCATACAAAGCATCTTTATGCCCGATCTATATATCAGACACCCAGATAAAGCTTTGTTATGTCTGGACTTCCGCCAATTTTATGGCTGATAAATCACTCGGCTTGATGTTGTATATCCAGCAATCTGAAACTATTCAAATCTCAAAAATTTAAAGGTGATATAAATGAGCTTACATCTTAAAAGCGATATGGCTGCAAATAACTATATGGGTGATATTCATGGAATTATTGGTAATACTGACTGGAGTTTAATGTTAGATTTTGAGCAACAGCAATATATTAAATCTAACCTCAGTATTGCACTCAGTAGTGTTTTATCAAATGCACGAGCATCGACCGCTTTAGTGTTTGATGAAAACAATGCGCCAACATTGATTAATGCAAACAATCCCCGCATCTCATATGGCGCTGATAGTAAGTACAAAGGTTTGCTTGTAGAAACTCGAAGCCTATGTTATTTGGGTGCAAATAATCCAACATCTGGGGTGGTGTTAGTAGCAGAATCAACACCAAACTACCCATATTATATTTTAGAAATAGAAGGAACTGGTAAGGTAACTATATCGGGATCTGGAATTGAAGCTCAGTATGGTAGTGGAACAAAAGAAGATCCTTTGCTTTTTAAAGTCACTACCGGCGGTGGAACTACTAATATCAACTATACCGTTACAGGTGATGTTTCATATATTGGACTAGGAACATTCGTAAGCACTGCGTCAAAAAAGACAAAGCAATATTTGTCATACGGTGGCCGTCCGCAAATTGATTCTAACTTTGTTGATTTAACTTCTGTAATAACTGGTAATGAGTGGACTGTTCTACTAGCTGTGTCAATGTCTAAGTTTTACGAAAAATCTTTTGATCTAACAAAAGCAACCACCCTGGGTAGAGGGATTTTAAAAATTTATGACGAGGTCACAAACAAGCATATTGCTTTCGCATCTATTTTAACAAAAGGTCTTTATTCTCAGGATTTGCGTATTCGATTATTTGATGGTACTGCTGAAAAAGCAGTTAATACCATGACAGCGCTAGATAAGGAGTATGCGGTTATTGCTCTTACCTGTTCTGCCGATGGTTTTTATGTCTCGCATAACGGAGTTGTGTCACAGCTAATGTCAAACATGCCTGCTTTTAAACCATCAAGAATAGTGATGGGTGCAGCCCCCGATTGGATTGGCAACAACATTTCACTAGATGGCGTATTTACCAAACTGGCTGTATACAATAAGAAGCTGTCTCAGCAGGAATTGGCTTACCTAACCAAGAAATCATTTTAATTATCTACACATAGCACAAGATGACTACTCATCTGATCCACCAGTAGAGTCGAAAGGCTCTTTTTTATTGCCAAAATTTAGGGGGCGCAATGTCAAATGACTATTCATCTGATCCACCGGTAGCAACAGCAGGGCAGCTTCTTGCCATTTCAGACAAGATTAATGACATATCTAAAAGCATGGATAAGTTAGCTGAAATGCCCCAAAAACTTGACCGCATGAATATGCAGTTAGAGCAGCTCAATAAGGAACATCAGCAAACTCGGAACGACTTAACTCAGACTCGTGACAATCTGCAAGATGACTTAGATCGAGCCAAGTCAAACTTTAAAAGCGAGATCAAGCAAGTCCGAAATGAGATTGATCCAAAGTTCAAAGAAATGGATATGCAGATCAGGGTGCTACATGAAAGCAAAACAAAGATTGATAACACCACAAGTCTTGTGCGCTTTGGTGGCATTTTCTTGGCTGGCTTGTTTGTAGTCGCATGGAATACTCAAACGAGCAAGACCGACACGGTAAATACTCAAACCATGGCAAATAGCCAGTCCATCCAAGTCCTTGAAAAACAATCTGACCAACTCTTAAGAACGGTTGAAGAAATCCGCAACAAACTTTATGAACGAAATATGAGAGAGGAAAAATGAAATTAATCCCCGAAAATGTCTGGAAATATCTATCTGTAAAGCTCCCAATTATCGGAGCTTTTTTATTGGGTGTGCTTCCTGTTTTAATTCAAGAGGGCATTAATACACAGCTCATCCCTACTGAATACCACGCTCTATTGCTTTCAATCGTATTGCCTGCATTAGCATACATTGGTCGTAAGATTGCACAGCCTAAAGCTAAAGGTGACACATGAATATCAAGAAGCTGCAAAAGGCGGTCGGTGTAAATGATGATGGAATCATTGGTCGTGGCACCTTGACTGCAGTATTTAAAAAACTAGGTGCCAGTCAATCACGCGCTGAAGAACTCGGCCTTGCCGCCAATGTTCACATGCGAACCTTTGGCATCCTGGATAACTCACTTCGCTTTATTCACTTCCTTGCACAATTAGCACATGAGTCTGGTAACTTCCAATACATGGAAGAAATTGCCTCTGGTGCAGCGTATGAAGGCCGAAAGGATTTAGGTAATACACAGGCAGGGGATGGAAAGCGATTTAAAGGCCGTGGCCCCATTCAGCTGACCGGCCGTACCAACTATCGCAAGTACGGCCAACAGCTTGGCATTGACTTTGAAAACAATCCTGAAATTGTGGCTATCCCAAGTATCGGCCTTATGGTTGCTTGTAAGTTCTGGTCTGATAATGGCCTGAATGCTTTAGCTGACAAGGATGATGTGCTGACTATTACTCGCCGAATCAATGGTGGCACCAATGGTTTGGCTGATCGTAAATCGCACTTATTAAAATTAAGAGCGCTTGTTTAATAAAATAGATAAATGCCCTCAAATGAGGGCTATAAAGTGTGTCAATTAAGATATATGCGAATATAGTTACTATTAATCAGTGGGCTTCTTATAGTTATTTATTAGTATATTGGAAGACTTCTCAACCAATTGGTTCTTAATTAAAGACTCAATCTTTGCTCCTACCTTAATTGATAAATCATCCACATATTTACTATAAAAAAATGAAAAAATTATCGATAAAGAAATAATTACAAGACTGGCAAAAAATGATGCTGCTACATATGAAATATTATTACTTAGCAATAAATTAAATAATGGCACGCCAAAAGCATAAATAACAATCAAATGAAGCAAGTATATAGAAAATGATAATTTACCCAGAATAACAAGAAGTTTTCTATCCATTAATTCGGATATTTTGGGGTTCATTAAAATACCAAATACTATAAGTGGTCCAGATAAGATATTTAACAGGATATAAGTCTTATCCCCCAAAAAACCGTTGAACAGATTATATGAAGCACTATAGCTATGAGCGCCGGCCAAATACAATCCAATCAGCAGACAAGGCAGGGTAAGCAAGGTGGGAATTTTCTTTCCATATAAATAAAGAAATATGCCAACAATAAAACAAACCACACCTAGTGCAAAGGTAAAAGAAACTGCAAGCGAGACTATTGATACAATTAGCGAAGAAATCAAAAGAGCAGCATTGCCTTTTTTCTTATTGTGTAAATACAAAAGAAAGAAAACAATAAATGAGCCAAAAAGCTCAATTTGCATGGTCCATAAAACCCAATTCAAATGAGAAGAACCAAATACAAAAGATCCGACAGTTCCTTGATACACTGCACCAAAGAAGCTGGACTCTATTGTTCCATATTTACCAAACCACTGAGAAACATTTGACTTATCAACAGCTATAAATAAAACAAAATATGCTATAAGGCACGAAAGTAAAGCGGGTATAGCGAGGCGAGGGTATCGCTTCACCGACATTGTAAGTATTTTTTGATTAACATCTTTTTTAGATAAAATTGCATAAGAGAGGACATATCCACTTAATACAAAAAAAATAAATACCGCAGCGGATCCAGAGTATAAAAATCCAAAAGGGGAATTATAAATAAGGCTTTCAGCCGAGCTCATTTTCTCGATATCTGCAATAGTGTTGGTGTGTAATAACGGAAAAAAAGTTAAGATTAAGTGAGAAAAAACCACAGCAAGGCATGCTAAACCGCGGATACTCTCTGCAGCATTTATTTTTGACAA